TTTGGACTCTCATTACTTTCCTCTTTATTTGGTGCGCCCACCAGGATTCGAACCCGGAACCAGACGGTTATGAGCCGTCAGCTCTAACCATTGAGCTATAGGCGCTTGATTGGTGTCCCCTGCCAGACTCGAACTGGCACTCCGAAGAAGCAGATTTTAAGTCTGCCGTGGCTACCGATTACACCAAGGGGACATGGCGACTCCTGCACGATTCGAACGTGCGACCCGCAGCTTAGAAGGCTGCTGCTCTATCCACTGAGCTAAGGAGCCAGTTTTTTATTTATGCTACATCCTCAAGGATATAACCCTTGACATAACATCCGTCAAGAAACTTATGACCTACATAGTGAGCATCATCCGAGTTACGGTAGAACTGCTCATGGACACAATCGTCTTCTTCAAAACAGTATAGCATGAATCCAGCACGATTGTCAAGAACATAAAAATCTACATCATAAGACCTAACCATCAGTATATCTCCACAAGATGCCAGACTAGACCATTCGGCATAACTACCGTACCGTAATACGGACCAACATAAATTTCACCAGTTGCGACTAGATGAACCATTCGTTCCTCATCTTGAATGTCAGCAAGATTGAGACACCAGACAAAGATTTTACCGTCTTGTAGACCAACATGAACAGGTCTGCCGCGCACAGTCATGTAATCATAAACAGGTTCAATCGGACCATACTTATAGATAACATCAGCCATTACGCGACCTCGCGAAGCTTAATACCAGTGACCCGTTCAAACGCGATAACAGAAACGGGGTACTGAGGATTACCAGTGTATAAACGAAAAGTATCTTTATGATCATGTCGCTCACTTTTGATTACCCTTCCAGACTTGATAGAGACACTGTGCCGTGCGCCGTACTTATATTCCGTACGGACATGAACCAGATCGCCGACTTGAATATTCCGTTGCTTTGTCATCATGTTTATATATTAGCACTATCCAATGGGTTTGTCAAGCTTCTTGAAACGCATCAGTTTTCCACTGATATAAAGTTTTCCGTTCTTGAACTTAACCTTTTCCGATTTCAACATTACCTGATAGAACAGGTAGAGCGAACGGTCACGCCCATAAGCTTCCACTTCCCAAGGATAGTTGAGATAGTCCTCAAACGAATTGGTAATCTTGTAGACCTTACCCTGCCACTTCGCGGTGATCAATTCGGAAGACAACTCACCACGGGCATACTGCTTCACATGAACCATCTCATGCGCGAGACACTGGAGCATCTTATAACGCTGGAGTCTTGGATTGATACCAATCTCAAACGAACGAGGACGCCGTTCAGCATCAATAGGATTACAATGCCCTTCGGCCATCTTACCCTGATCCTCAAAACGGATTTCGAAATCAAGGTTCTTGGCTAAACGCTCACCCATCACATAGTTGGCAAAGAATGTCCATTAGTTTTACTCCTCAATCGTAATTGCATCAATACCGAACTCTTCCCAGTCCATGTACCATGAATTACTTTCTTTCATCTTTGTAATTTTTCTCTCGGCGCCTTCTCTCGTTTTGTAGTAGCCAAGAATTTTGATATCCGATCTAGATGTCCAATCGATTCGAGCCGTTAGACCTACCGCAGCATAAACTTTCATTTACTTTGCCTTTATCATCGCCATGAAGTCCGCGACCTCATCAGCCTTAACCCAACCCTTGACCTTACCGTTTTCGGTATCAAAATAATACCAGTTGTCATCCTTGTCCCAAGCGGCAATCTCAGCATCAACACTCTGGCCGTGATGGTCACGATCCGAGATATAGTTGCCCTTGCCGAATTGAACCGAAACAGTCCAACCGTTTGCGAAGGTCATATGAAAGCCATTCATATAGGCATTTCTATCGGTGCTAAACATTATTCTTCCTCACGCCAGTTGCTCCACACTACAATTCCGGTATCCATTTCAGGTTCCGCATCAACGGTAAATTGACGGATAACGAGATCACGGTAGAAAATTGAGTCCGAGCAATCCCGAGTATATCGCTGTACCGCAATCATAGCGGTATCAAGAGACGAATACACACCCAAGATTATTTGGTTTTCATAGGTCGATTCGTATGCCAGAATAAACATTGTAATCCTCTTCCTTCAGAGCCTTACGCTCAATTTCATCCAGCATTTCTATGAGAAAGTTGATATCTTCCTCAAACGCTGCAATCTTACCATCGGAATAATCTTCATAATCTTCCGAGAGATTAGAAATCCGAGTCTTCAGAAACGCAATTCGCGCTTTAATCTTTTCAGAAACGGTCATTCTAATTCTCCATGCATAAGCATTGAATAGAAGCCCCAAGCCATGAAGCCGAAGCCGATGGTACCCATCACAATCTGTAAGCCAAGACCAGTCGTGGCCGAAGCGCCCAGAACCATACCGAGTAGAAATCTAAGCATTAGAGCACCCACGAATAAACAGTTGACCAGAACCAGACAAGATATGCGATTAGCGCAATAAAGAGCGAAACGCGAACAAAAATTTCAAGGGTCATTAGAGCCATCCATCCTGATAGTTGTGAGCCACATAGTCAATCGGAAGCGGAGCTTCATCGCGCTTGATGTTTTCTTCCTCAGCATCTTCCTGAATGTAAATCATCTCCTGAGCGCGCCATTCTTCCTCGCGCTTGATCTCGTCTTCCATCATGCGGCTGAGAAGGTCAATCTCACGTTCCAGTTCCTCGTCGGACATGTCCTTGAGGTTGATGTGGCGCGGGCGACAACCCGTAACATCCTTGTACATCTCCCAGAAGAAACTTTCGTTTTCGTATCGCTTGAACTGAGCCACGGTCGTGACACCCATCTCAGCCCAGAAATCGAGTTCCTCGACATAGAGGCCAGTCCAGCGATTATCGGGATCTTCGGCCACCCAAGCCAGCTTCTCAGCATTGAGGGCAGCGAGGTGTTCAGCGAGGGTCATAGTGTTCTCCGTCATCATATACTATAGATGGGGACGGCAACCCCGATTTTCAAGGGTTCATTTCGCATACCTGCTATGCTTTGGCCGCATGGGCTAAGTCATTGATTTCTCGTCCGGCTAAGTGCTTGATATCATTGGGTCGAATCCAGACGCAATAGGAAGCGGCTGGAGTGGGTGGTTTGGGGCTTGGCGTAATCGTACCAACCGCTCTCCAGACCCGCCTCCAGCCGCTTCCAAATCTGTCAAATCTGAGCGGTTCTGAGGTGCTGTTATTCGCTCAAAACCAGCTCACTAAACTTTCGGTTGATATCTTCCTTGACTACAACCTTTGTTAGAAGAAAGCCTGGAGTCCAGCCAGAGAATCCAGCACCGCGGTCTAAATGCTTTGCCATTCTCATGGCATCTTCCTCAAAGAAAAAAGTTTCAATCACTTGTTCGGTAGCAAGTTCAAAAACTCCCCACATGTAATCATCATTTTCCTTGAACGGTACTACATCATACTTGGTCATCTTCACTTCGTTGGATCCTTCCATACATTAAGTCTACCGTGAATAATTGTTTGATACGTATCCATTTTCTCATACGTGTTAAACTTGATCACATCATTACGAATCACATCATATACGATTTTATCGATTACAGATTTTCTCGCATACATAAATTCTTCGCCTGATTGTCTGGCCGATCTATCAACTCCATCAACTACAGTTTCAGCATTAATTTTTATAATATCTGTCATACCAACATATATTCGTTCTGGTTCTTTTGGTCGAAAGAGATTTACAAAATCAGAATCAGTATTGATACCCTTATGCTTGAGATACTTCTTACAAAGGTCTACAATCTTTGCTTCGCTGTCTGCTTTTTCAGCATACATCTTGAACTTTTTTATTTCAACTTCACTATCTTCCACTATCATACTTTAAACCCTTTGAACTTATCCTTATTGTTTCCAAACTGTTTCTGTGGAATCTTAGGTGTATTAGAAGTCTGCCCGCTATCGATGATATCCATCTGTGCGGTGTTCTCTACATCATACAACTTCATCTTGGCTCTGTCAATACCCAATACAAATCTCTTATTCATTGTGGGATCATTATATCGGTTCTTCAACTGCTTTACCATAATCTGACCGAGTGCTTGTAGTTCTTCGGTAGATATCAAGGCAAACATGAAATCGGCCGTTGCTGGCAGACCAAATGATTCGGAAGTATCTTCAAGACCAACATCGGAAGATGTGAAGCCGCTTCTGGTTGTCTGTGTGGCTGAAACAACTGGCACTTCAAACTCTACAGCAAGACCACGCAACTCTTCTGCGATAGACTTGATATATGTATATGAGTTGATATTTGAACCAGGCTTCACGCGCGAGGACATACAGATGTTAAGATAATCGATAAAGATAATATCTGGCTTGAATGACTTCTTCAAGTTCAACTCATTCAATAGTGCCTTGAAATGCATCGAGGATGCGCCAGCAGTTGGATACTCCTTGACGATCAACTTGCCATTTGTCTTAGACTTGATCATGCCGGCCTTCTTCTCATACATATCCTTTGACAGAGCCATCAGGTCTTCAAAGGTAATGTTCATTAGATTGGCATCGATACGCTTTGCTACTTCTTCTTCGGCCAACTCAAGAGTAATGTACAATACATTCTTGCCTTGGTTCAAACACGAAGCAGCAACATGACACATGAACAAAGACTTACCAACACCAGTACCAGCAAGTGCGATATTCAATGTCTTCTTGGGTAGACCATCTTTAGTGATCTTATTGAAGAACTCCAGATCAAATGGAATCTTCTCAAGCACACGATGGTAGTAATCGTATCGCTTATCGAAATCTTCAAGGTAATCGTGACCAACATTTGGATCAAACGATACAGCCAGAGCATCCGAAAGAATAGAGGGAATGGCCCCCGTTGTGAGGGAACCATTCTTGTTGTTCATGATTTCGATTGAGGACATGATAGCATGATACAGAGCTTTTTCTTGACAGAATTTTTCAGTGCTATCGACAAGCCAATCAATGTTTGTATCGTCTGTGTTAGAACGAAAGTCATTGATTGTGGTATTGATACTCTTGACCTGATCTTCTTTCAAAGATGGAAGGGAATCAACTTCAATCTGTAAAGCATCATAGGTAGGAGCCTTGTTATACTTGATAACAAAGTCCTTTATCTCCTTGTAGAGAACCCGATCTTCTTCCGACGAGAAATATTCGTTCTTGATGAATGGCAATACCTTGCGAGTATAGTCATCATTCCTCAACAAATTCCGTAGGATCGTTTTCTCCAGCTGCATTCTTTTCCTCCAAAGTTTCCAGAATCATCGTATTCAATACAAGTCCGACATGTTGTATAAACTTCACATCTTTCCGAAGCGATGTTTCGGTGTGATCGCCCATCTCAAGTAGATCATAATCAAATAACATCTTGGCTTGATCATTCTCCATCTCTTTGATGGACACAGTTGTATAGCGAAGTATAACATCTTTATACGGCCCAGTCAATAACTGAATGGGCATCGTCTTGTCTTCTTCATACAAATCATCTCTTAGGAGATAGTCTTTACCGATGATCATTGATTATCTCCCTCACGATAGGTCTTATACAGCATGTAGATGAATCCTAATGGAAACAACAAAAGGAATAAACCATTCGTCAGAATTGCAATGCCAACACAGACTAATAGAAGTAGTATTAGAGTTACTGCGGCACAAACTATGAAGATGGCGCCGTATTTGTCATTAGCTTTTTCAAGGAAACTCATTATTCTTCCTCCACAGTTGCTACATTAGACTTGCCGTAGAGGAACTCATCCTTACACTTTTCGTCAATCTGGTCGAGAATATCCTTAGTGAAATACTTCTCAGGATTCTTTTCGATGGCTGATTCAAAGACTTTAGTTCCATTAGGAAGTTCGTAACGAGTTGTTACCTTCTTGAAGATACCAAACTTCTCTGCCAAGTCCAGAAGACCATAGTATGGATCAAGACCAGTTGCATAGTCAAGAAGAGTTTCGACCTTCTTATTCTCGATGGTCAAACGAGCCTTCTTGAGGTTTGCGGTGATGATAGCACCAGTAATGGAGTTATCGGACTTGTCCTTATCCTTCTTCTTAGACAGGAAGAGAATAGTAGAAGCAGCATATTCAAGACCAGAACCTCCACCCATCTTCTTAGTTGGGACATAAGCACCAACAACATCATAAACATGGTTGGTCACAATGAGAGGAACTTTGGCCTTGCCAAGTTTTAGAGTTAGAACACGGAAAGCACCACGAACAAGTTGTGCGCGTGTCATATCGCGTGTGTCTTTACCATCAGCAATATCCTCCATCTCTTTCGTAGTAGAAAGATTGCCAAGTGAGTCAAGAACAAAGAGCATCTGAGGACGATCCTTTTCATTCTTGCTTTCAATATACTTGTCGAGGATTTTTACGGCTTGAGTGCGGAACTCTTGGATAGTTGCGACCGGCACAACAGCAACTCGCTTTGTGTCAATCTCTCTATCTGCCAGCATTTGCTTAGATATTGCGGATTCGGATTCGAAGTAGAAGACGAACCCTGTTTCGTTGTCCC